GCAAATATGGTGTCGTGGTCTATGTCAGGATTTAGCCTTCCTGTTACTTCCGCACCTACGGCATTTGGAGACACCGGGACGAAGGTTTACGAAGTTGCGGAATTGGGCGAAGCGGGAACCATTGAATTTAATGGTAACTATGACCCGGCTGATACCAACGGCCAGAAGGCTCTCACTACCGTTTGCCAGGCTGGTACGCATTTGACGAACCTTTACCTCTATGCCAATACCTCTACGTTCTGGCGGGTTGGTTCTGGTGGTTACATCATCGTTACCAAGGCAGACGCAGTTACCCTCCCTCGTAACAACTTTGGCACTATTTCCTTTAGTGGCCAGGTGTCTAGCAAGGCGATGGAGCAGGTCGGAAGTGGGTCGTAATCTTTTTTTAACCGGGGGTGGATTCTCGTATGTTTTAACTAATACTTGAATCCACCATTATTTACCTTAACCGCCTTTCAATATAGGCATAACAATAGCCTTTAAGTAGGCCAGAAAGAAGGTGGATCATGCTGTTTTCACTAGATACTACCGTAGGTGAATGGTTTCCGTTTCAGAATTCCAAGATTGATTCCGCAACAGGAGAGCATGTATTTGACGATCCGGTGGGTGATGCCAAGGTGCAAATTCGGTCAATGGTGCCGTTTTTTGAAGAACGGATGGCTAAGAGGAAACGTCAGGCGGAAAACGTTTTCAATCCTAAGACTCGTCAAATGGAACGGATTACTTTTTACGCTGAATTGTCGGTAGAAGATGCCAAAGCGGAACGTGATGATGCTTTTGACTTTGCTATTACTGGCATTGAAGGATTTAAGGATGCCAAAACGGGGAGGTTGATTGATTGTACTCGTGAGAACAAGTTGGCACTTATGAAAGTCCCTGTGTTTGACCGATTTTTTGCACGATGTCAGCAACTTCTTTCTAATTCTGGCGTTAAGGAACAGGAAGTTGCTAATTTTGCGAGTGGGCTGGATATGTAACATTGCACGGGGGGGATAACCCACCGTATTGTCCAACCCGATGTCAGGCAATGTTTGGGATGCGAAATCCGCCACAAGAGGCTCCTTGTGATACTTGTACGGATGAAAAGAAGCGGATTAAATTGTTACCCGAAAATGAAGCTGCGGCCAAGATATTCCTTCTTATACGCAGTCAGTGTGAAACACGATGGAATGGTGAACAAGACCTAGAAATAGACCTTGACCACATGGCTCTTTGGAAGGCTATCGAGAAGTTTCCAGGTGGGATTCAGGATGAATGGGGAACCGCGAACAAGGTTTTACGAGCATGGCATTCGGCGCAACAACAAAAGAGGGATAGCGAATGAGGGTCGAGGGCTGGAAGGGAAAGCAGGTTTTTGATAACATAGTTGAAGCAGCTATGGTTGGAGCTAATGCCGTCATGGATGACCACGTTGCCGATGCCAAGAGGCGTTGTCCGGTCGGGAAAATAAGACGGGGTGGTGCCAATCAAATGAGGGATGTCCTTTTTACCACTAAGAGGGGAAAGGTGGTAAATTTTATTGCAGATACATGGATGGGACGTATCCCCGGTAGCTTGAGGTCCACCATTCGCAAAGTTGAAAAGTATAATAGGGTGGGTAATATTCGTGTATATGCAGGTACGCATAAGGTTTTTTATGCAAGGTTTGTTGAATACGGAACGTCCAAAACAAAGGCACAACCGTTCTTGAGGCCGTCCTTTCAGGCAATCAAGGGAACCGTGAGAGAACGCATTGAGAGCGAGATGCGGAAGGTCACAGAGGTAAAGTAATGGCAGTTGGCGTCATCTATACGGAACTTGACCTCGACACCAGTAAATTCGTCGCTAAGCAGAAAAAGCTACAAGACGATGTAAAGAAGGTTGGTGTTGATGTCGAACTGAGTTTACAGCGAAGTTTTAGTAACCTCGCTGTTAATGCGGACAATATCTATACGTTGATGGCGAATAAGGCTATCAAGTCTTATGAACGTATAGCTGCATCTGCTAAGGTTTCCGCTGATGAACAGGTCCGCGCCCAATCTGCAATGGTCGCCAAGATCAATGCTCTAAATCAAGAGATGACCAAGAACCCACTTTACGAGACCCTTGGCATCCGTTCCGTAGCCGCTATCGAGGCACAGAAAGCCGCCGTAATTCGTTCCTTTGATACCATTAGCCAAAATGTCAAAAAGGGTTCCCAGGATTGGATCAATATCGAACGCGCCAAGAACGATAGGCTTAAAGAATTGAACAAGGAAATGGTGGGCGAACATGAGATGTCGATGGCTTCGATGACTCGTGCCATATTGCGTTTCTATGCAGCCTATTATGTAATTACTACTGCTGGTGCTGTTCTCAAAGACTTTTTTATGGGTGGTATTAAGGCTATTGACGATATGAAAATATCAGTTGTGTCTGTAGCTGCACAAATCACTACAATGCAAGGTGCAACTGGAAATGTCGCCAAAAATTATGCTGATAATGTAAAATATGCCGAGGCACTTATCCCTGTGTTGCAGCAAATTGATGCTAATTCATTTGCTAATTTGTCTCAAATTCAAAAGATGAATATGGCAATGACAAACCAGGGCGTTATTCTTGATGTTAATAATCAGAAACAGATTGAATCATTCACCGCACTAACCAATGCAGTGTCCTTATTTACGCAGGGTCAGGATAAAGAAAAGCAGGCATCGCAGGAAATACGATCCTTGATGTCTGGCCAGGTACGTGCGGGTAATATGGTTGCCATGCAGATGGACGCATTGATCCGCAAGCAAGGTGATTATAAAGATGGGCTAAAAGGTCTGGTTAAAGAGGGTAAATTGCACGGTGACACACTTGAACGTATGCAACCGTATTTAATTGGTATTGTAGCTGCCTCGGGTGATATTCAAAAAACATGGATGGCGGTGTCATCGTCATTGGAAACCGTGTGGAATGTTATTCAACGAGGATTATTCGCTGATGCGTATAAGAGTCTAGTTGATAGTGGGATGGAAGCGACTAAGTGGATCAAACAAGACCAAGATGAAATAGTTAAATATATAAAAATATCGTGGGGATTTATCGCAGATATATTTACATCGGTATGGAATATCCTTAAAGGGTTTATCCCAACGATTATGGACTTTGCAAAGGCTGTGGGAGTAGTTGCTTATGGATGGGGGGGTGTGTTTGCAGCATTAAAGCCTATCGGTGAGTTCTTGGGAAATTCAATTGCGTTGTCTTATGAACTTGTCAAGATGTTGGGTAATGCTGCCGTGTTGGTTGGGGCTTTGGTTACAAGGCAATTTGATGTAGCAAATGTAGCATGGGAAGAAGCAAAAAAAAGTGCTGATAAGATTGCAACATTAAGCGAGAAGAATCATAAAATTCTTACCGCAGATATTATGGATTCTGTGGCAAAATATGATTTACAATATAAAGCGGCACAGAAGGCTGCCGGAGTTAATGTAACCACCCCAAAAGTTCCTGGTGCATTGACGGATGCTAAACGTGATTCAGTTAGAGATTTGTTGGAGCAGTTGGCAGCGCAGAGGCAAGCGCACAAAGCATACTTTGATGAACTTAATGTCATGGCCGATCAGTCTGCGAAAATGGCGCAACGGAGAGGACAAGATGAATATAAGACTATTAACGATTTATACAATGCAAAGAAGACGGCTCTGAATGATTATTTAGAGGTTGAATATAGAGATGCAGAAAAGTTGGTTGCGGCAGAAGCGGCTCGTGCTGCAATTTCAAGAGACGGTGTAGCTAAGAAATTTAATGCCGAAGCTGTCTTGTTAGAGAAGCAAAACACTATCTATGCTAAATATAATAAGGATTGGGAAAAACTTGAAGGAAATCGTGTAATCGCAGTTGAAGATGCCAACAAAATGACAATTTCAACAATGGCAAATTTGTATAAAACTATCGGTGATTCTTCTGAAGAATCTGCTAATGTTCAAATAAAACAAATAGAAAGAAAGTATTTGGAAGATGGTCGTTATGCAAGGCATACTAATGAACAAAAAATAATTCTTGAAAAAGCTATTGCTACAGAGATTTTTAATATTCGTAACAAATTATACCAAGATTTGCTAAGTCTGCAATTATCTGTGTTGGAAATTACGGGAGGACAATATACTACTGCATACAAAATGACTCAGGATTTTTTGCTTAATCAGCAAGCCTCGTTGTTAGAAAATGAAATGAAAAATAAAAATTTATCATTTGATAAAGATAAATGGCTTGCGGAAAAACGTAAAGAAATACTTGTAAAGGAACTAGAAGATAAGGCTGCTTATTACATGGCCATTGGAGGCATGGAAGACAAAGCTGCTCAGGCATCATTGGCAGCAATAGAATTGAGGCGTCAAAAAGAAGTTAAGGTTTACGGTGATTCTACTGCCTCAGAAAAAAAGGCTACGCAAGACAAGGTTAAACTCCAAAATTCCATTGTTGATAATATGCGTAGTCGATATGATGAAGAGCATAAGTTTCAAGCTGAAACTATCAAAAATGCGATTTCTGTATTTGATAATGCTTCTACCTTGATGAACAAGGAATCTAAAGAATACCAACTCATGCAAGATGCAAAGAAGGCTATGCAAATTGCTGAATTGGCGATGACTATCCAGAAAAACATGGCCATTATTTCTTCCTATATGGCACAGCAACAGTCTGCGGCATCATTGGCAGTCACGAATGCTGCCGCATCTACAACGGCACAGGGTTCTGTTCCTATTGCTGGATTTGCTATGGTTGCTGCGATGGCGGCGGTTATGGCGTCGGTTTTGGCAATGGCTGGAATTGCTGGTTTTAGTGCTGGTTCATCCACGGCGGCCTCTTCCGTTTCATTACCAACCTCAACCGTTCTTGGTGCTGCGAATGGTACGGGATCTGAATCCATTACTAAATCATGGGAATTGCTCAAAGACACCTATGACATGGAATACCATGAACTACGTGGGATATATAATGAGATGCGTGATTTGAATAGTAGTATTAAAGGATTAGTTACATCAATTGTGCGAACCGGTGGCGTTAGTGGAGTTTCAGCAGCAACAGGGTCTTCTACTCCTGGTTGGTGGGGAATGGGTAGTGGTGAGTGGACAAGAGAAATTCCTATGATTGGAAATATTATTGCTGGTGTCTGGAATTGGGTAGAAAAAATTGGTGCTTGGGCATTGGGCGGTATCTTTGGTGGTGGAATAGAATCGTCTGTTGATATGCAGGGCATTCAGACTAGCGTAGCATCAATTCGTGAATTGTTAGCTGGCGGTAGTGTTGGCGCACAGCAATTTACACACGTAACAGAAAAACATGATGGTGGATGGTTTTCGTCCGATTGGTACTCTGGTTATACTGTTTATGGGGTCTTAAACGAAAACGTATCTAATATGCTTGATAAAGTTTTTAAGAATATGAGCAATACGCTTGTTGAATTAACTATTGGTCTTGGAACAGACATGAATACTACTCTAAATTATGTTTTTTCTGGGGCTACAATGAATTTGAAAGGCATGGATTCAGAGGCAATAAACAAGTACCTCACCGAATACTTCTCCGCAATGGGTGATAATGCGGTTCAGGCCCTATTTGGAACCATGCTTAAAGGATACCAAGAAGTTGGCGAGGGGTTAATGGAAACGGCAACTCGTATCTTGGTCGATAAGGCTATTATCGTTGACACCTTGGCAATGACCAATCAAGCATATGCCGGGAATACAACTCAGCTAATTGCTTTTTCTGAATCTCTAATTAAAATGGCTGGAGACCTTGATACATTACGAACAGCGGCAGAATCTTATTATGACAAATTCTTTAGCGACGAAGAAAAACAAGCAAGACTACAATTGCAACTAACGACAACGTTAGCTTCGTATAATATGCTTTTCCCAACGGCTCGTGCTGGATACCGTGCATTGGTTGAGGGATTGGATTTAACGACTACTGCCGGGCAAGAGGCGTATATCATGCTTCTCAAGATGGCTGAGTCGGCAGATACTTATTATAGTGCGGCAGAAGATGCAGCGGGGGGAACAGATGATTTAACAGAGAGTCTCAAGGAACTATCGAAGACCATTGATGAGTGGCTTGATAATCTCAAAATAAGTAACCTGGCTCCTTCTGTATCAGCAGATGAATGGAATCGTCAATACTCCGAGGCATATAATAAAGCAGCATTACCGGCAGCAGCGGTTGAGGATGTGACTGATTACCTAAGTTTCGCTACCAAATACCTTGAATTCCAGAAAACATACGGATCAGCAACAAGTTATCAGGCAATGTATGATTCGGTAGTAGCGGATGTGATGGGAATCCAGCAAACAACCCTTGGTAGATATGCCGAAGGTACTAATTATGTTCCCAAAACTGGACCCTATACCTTACATGAGGGTGAAATTGTTGTTCCTGCATACCAATCTCAGAAGATTCGGTCAGGGAATAGCGCAAAAGAATTGGGTGCTGCGATTGGGGATTATATTCTCAAGAGCAATGGTGGTTCTAGCGGTGGCGATATTACAATTAGCTTAACGATAGATGGACGTGAAATCGGAAATGTGGTAGCTAAACAGTTGAAGATAAACGGTGATTTGCAGCAATCGGTAAGGAGCTTGAATTAAATGTCCGCATTTGAACCCTACGACTACATTTCTACCGTAACCGCAGACTATGATTACACCCTCACAACCATGCCACATGGTCAAGTTACGGAGGAAGGATATAAGAACCAGATTGTCCATTCAGCGGATGATAATAGTGAAGAACGGATTACCTTGGCTACCGGGTCCATTTTCTATATTTCATGGTCTTGGGCGCAATTATCAGAATCCATTTCCGGGACAATATTTGATCTATACCACGACCAGAATAAGGCCAATGGAATAGGAAGATCATTTAAGCTAACGGCATACGATGGACACACATATGTTGTTAGGTTTGCTATGAATCTATCCCGTGTTGGTAATTCTGTTTCTCGATGGGGATTCCCAGGAGTCAAAATGCGGATACTTGGCAAGGTGAGTTAATGCTTACGCTTGACGTAGCACAGTCTGCTTTGGTTGCAGCGGAACAAAAAGATGTCCGGTGGTCATTTTATGTTTATGACAAGAATGGTGTTGGTTATTCTTTTATTTCTGGTTCAACAACTAATATTATTTGGGCAACTGGCATTACATGGGATGCTGGTCTTACGTGGGATAACGGAGAAGGTTTATCCACTATTCTATTGACTGATTTTTCCGGGATAGAACTTCGGCGCAATATGGCAGAGAATACTGTTATTGCACCGTCTGAGGTCACGTTTAATATTTCAAATCCTAGCAATACCCTAACCTTCACAGATTTCAAGGGTGGATCTGTCCTAATTGCATTATATCTCACCGATGCAACCTACGGAGAACGTAAAATTGCTAGTTGGAAATTCTATATCAAAACTGCCGATCCATCATACCAACAGCTACGCATTACCGCAGTGGACTTTTTGCAACAGTACCTCAAGGGATCATACCCAAACACGAGATTGCCCGATGATGTTTTCCCTTCTAACCGTACCTACAATAATTCAGCCCTATGCGTTCCAGTACCATTTGGGACCGCCTACGTGCCCCTTAGAGATGTTTTTATTACCGGTGACGGTGGGTACATCATGTTGGGAGACCCATTGCTTACATATACCATTACGAGCCTTAGATCACCTAGATCGTGGGGTCTAAAATCAGAATATTCCAGTGGCGACTTTACTTTTACTCAATCCACTAAGGCGGATGCCGATAGTGTGAACTGGAAAGTGTTCCAGGCTATTATTGCAGATTCTAATTCTGATGGGGTTGCGGATGCGGCTGGATGTTGGCTAACTCCTGGTGGTCCTACGCTTGATGCACCGGTTCAATTTACTCGTTCTGATACCGCTACAATGACTAGCCCTGCCGATGTAATTGAGTTTGTGTTGAAGGATATGGGTGTACCCGCTGCAATGATTGACGCTGTGTCATTTGCGGCGGCAAAAGTAATATACGCAGCTTGGGGCCTTACTTTTAATGGCGCATTTTGGTACAAGCAGGACCGCCAGAAGGTTATTGCGTCGCTACTTACCATGTGTCATTCGTGCTTGGACATTGGAGAGACCGTAAAGTTACGAGTATTGTCTAAAACATCAATGGCAACAATTACTTCTAGCGATGTTATCCGCACTTCCGAACAGGGAATAGGGACGTTTTCTTATCGAGATATTGCGAACGAAGATTACTCAGATGCTGGTTATGTCGCATATCAGCCGACCGGAGAGGCGCAGGATGAGTTTATTAAGGTTCTTGTGGCGGTTGATGGTTCGGCAGATGTTATATCATCTGAAGTCGTGGAATGTCCATTTGTCCAAGATGCACAGGATGTAAAACGTATCGGACAACTACATTTTGAACGGAAGTTAATGAAGACTGCGGAAGCATCGTTTACCACAAAAGGTACTCGGCTTGCGCTACAACCAGACGATAGAATAACCATAGATGATAGTAACTATGGTGGTACTTATGCGGTTTTGGTTGATTCCGTTAAAATATCTAAAGATTTAACTGTTCAATTCAATTGTTCGGATTATAGCATTGCGTTTAATGATTGGGCGGATTTATCTCCTACGGATATAACCATACCATCCGACACAACATCATCGTCTTGGCAACCGGTTATGTCTGGACCTGATACTGTAACAGGCGTTTCCGGTGTTGGTTCTAATGTGTTGCCTGGTCGATTGCGAATTGGAAGTACAGATAGTTTTATTCTATTAGAACCCGCTGATCCACTTCACGTTTCCGTCTTTGAAAGCGACGTTGAAACGACTAGAATGGGTAACTTGAACGGATTTGATGGATACACAACTGATGTATTTGGGTTTGCTGTACGTGGCCCAGGGAAAATCGGTGGATGGAAAATCCAACCTACTCTTATTCAATCAGATGTTGCTGGTGCGGCAAGAATTGAACTAGATCAAGGAAACGCACGTATCAGTGTTAAAGATTCCACTAACGCATATAAAACCGTCATGGGCTATCTAAACGGCCTAGCGAAGCATGATGGCACGGGGGATTGGGGTGCTGGCGATTATGGATTTTGGGCAGCCTCTGGTGATACTTTAAAAATAGATGGTGACGCAAATTACAAATCAGGTGATTGGGTCGTAGAGAATGATGGAAGTTTTCTTATCCAGAATGCTGCAAGTCAAAACATTGTTATTCTAGGCACCGTGTCTGGCGTAAAAGGATTGTATCTATATGATTCTGTGACACCGACACAAAACCTTTTAGCAAAGTTTACTACCGCAGAGGCGTTCATTGGAGAAGCAACAAAATATTTACAATACACCGTTGCTGGTGGGTTGGTAGTTGTTGGAAGTGTCACCGCTACTTCCGGTGCAATTGGTGGATGGCAAATTGGAGCAACTTCTCTATCTGATGTCGCTGGTTTGGTTGGGATGTCTTCTGCTGTTACTGCCGGAGATGATATTCGATTTTGGGCTGGTCATGTAACTCCTGGTTCAGCACCATTTCGAGTAACAGAGGCCGGGGTGGTTACGGCCACATCTGGAAGCATCGGCGGGTGGTCTCTGGCATCAACATATATTTATTATGATGGTGCGGCAGATGCTAATTCGGCGGGGATGGCCTTGAGTGATTATCCGTTTTATGCAGGTAAGAAATATGCGGATAGGGCTACTGCACCGTTTAGGGTTACTCCTGCGGGGGTATTGACAGCTTCAGGAGCTACGATTTCAGGAGACATAACTGCTACTGCTGGCGTTTTTACGGGTGTTATAAATATAGGTTCTGCTGGTCAAGTTTTTATTGATGGAACAAATGAAATTATAAAAGTTTTTTCAACAACGGTTACAATTGAAACTGGAACAAATGACGATCTTGATTGGACAGAAGATGGCTCTACTAAAACAGTTGCGCTAATTGCGGATGATTATACTCCTACAGATTTAGCAGCTCATGTTCAAACTCAGATGAGATCAGTTGGAGACGTAGATACGGTTGTGACATATTCGGCTGGAACAAGAAAAATCACAATAGCAAATAGTACATTGACAACATTAACTTTTTTGTGGAATAGTGGAACTAACAATCTAAGTAATTGTGGCAATGCTCTAGGATTTGATGTTTCTGCTGATGATACGGGAGCCCTGACATATGCCGCAGATTATCAATGTGCTTTACGAGTAGAATTGGGGAAAATAGCATGAGTTATGGTGTAAGAATAAATGATTCAAAGGGAAAGAGAATTGTTGATTCTGCATTATTTGGAAATGGAAGGTTTATTTATTCCACAATCGCATCCGCTGGTGAAAATGGGAGTGTTACATTGACTAATATAGCTGGTACTAGAACAATTGCATTATCCTTGCCTATAAATTTTGATGGAGTTTTATCGCATATTACCGCAAGGAATGGAAATGTTATATCTTGGACAGAAAGACACGTTACAAGTGTGACAACAGCGGATTCTGTTATTATAGTAGTTTGTTGTGACGGGGGTTAATATGTCAAATTATGGGTTTTTTATAAAAAATGAATTAGGGGCTACAATATTTGATGCAGAAAATCCTATTTATGTTCTATATGAACAAGGATCTGGAACTTGCACATATCCTGGAAGTGGAAATGTTAAAAATTATCAAGTAGTATTTGCAACCCCACTTCAATATCCACCACTTATAGCAATACGGCCTACTAATAATTATGGGCCTATTTTCTTGCAAATGATAGATAGAGATATAGATAGTTCGTTATACACGGGATTTTATATTACTATGTCTAACGATCCAGAAACCGGGACATCATTCGATTGGAAAGCGTTCAAAATTGCCAAGGAACAAGAGATAGATGAATATGGCATACGGTTAAAAAATAAAAACGGATTGCTTGTTTATGATTCAAGCTATAATGCAGTAGTTGTTCTCGCAACCACAAAAGTATCAGTATCGGGGTCTTACCAAGATGTTTCTCATTCTGGCATTATATCTCCATATTATATTCTATCACCTACAGGTGTTAAGGTTTATGATGCTGGCGATTATTGGGTAAGTGAATTTATGGGGATACAATATTTATCATCGACTAGCGTTCGCATAGGATGGACAGGAATTTGCGGGTTGTACGAAGTAAGTTCTGCGCTTGATTCAAATCCTGAATACGATTTGGTTTTAATTAGATAAAAATGTATAAGAAAGGATACCCCACACCATGAAAACATTCGCAATCACAGAACAGCAGATTCAGCAAATTGCCAATTACCTTATCAACCAACCATTCAAGGATGTGGTTAGCTTGATAGGAATTATTCAATCGTTACAAGAAATTCCTACACCACCCACTATCAATGCCAATGATGAAAAGCAGTAATTATAGGAGGTTGCTATGCCGGATTTAGTTGTCTATAAAAAATTAGCTTTAACAGGTGGAGGTGCAACTGCCCTTGACGGAATTGACGGCAGTTCTCTAACTGGAAATGAGTTAGCATTTGTCACCTTGTCTGGCGTTGTGTACCACTATATCCTAGAGGCATCTTCCGGCGCGGCTGAATCAAGCCCTAGCGTTATTTCTCCCGATGCGAACGCTGGAACAAAACGATGGATATTACAGACCCATAGCGTTAAGCAAGGTGGAACGGGATTAACGACATATACTATTGGAGATTTACTATATGCGTCTGCGGCAGATACGATAGCCAAACTAGCTGACGTAGCTACGGGTCAGGTGCTGGTTTCTGGTGGCGTTGGTACCGCACCAGCATATTCTGATTCTCCAACTCTTGTAGGAGTAACTTTAGGTAATACTGGACTTCACCTTCTTGATACGAATGCTTCACATGATTTAATTATTGCGCCCGGTTCTGACTTGACGGCAGACCATACGTTGTCCTTGGTCACTGGCGATGCGGATAGGACAATAACGCTATCTGGAAATCCAACATTGAATGATTGGTTTGACCAATCTGTGAAGGCGGCTGCAAGCCCGACGTTTGCGAATATCACTGATTCAGGCCTTACCTCCGGCAGAGTTCCGTATGCATCTACGGCAGGTTTACTGGTTGACTCTGCAAACCTTCTATTTAATGGAACAACACTAACTATTAACGCAATCCAGTTTGGTACTGGTGGTGGAAATTCTCTTTATAATGTTGCGGCGGGATACCATGCGTTACAAGCCAACACAACAGGTACAAGCAACACGGCAGTGGGTTTTGCTACTTTATTAAATGTAACAGGAAGCACTGGGAATACTGCTATCGGGGCGTATGCGTTATACAGTGCTACAGGCGGGGATTACAACACTGCGGTTGGCATAAATACTTTAATGTACCTTGCAACTGGTGCGCGAAATACAGCTATCGGGCAAGGGGCATTTGGTGGTGCATCTTATAATGGATCATATAGCACTGCTCTTGGATTCGGGGCAGGGAATACTGTCACGAGTGGGGAATATAATACCTTACTTGGTTATCTTGCAGGTTCTGCATTAACTACTGGTAGTAATAATACCTACCTCGGCGGGTTCACGGGAACAGGGTTCGAGACTTCCAGCAACAATATATTTCTCTCTGATGGTGCTGGGAATGTCCGCATCATGTCAGATACCTCTGGCAATGTCGGTATCGGTACGATAGCACCGTTACGTCTTCTACACGTTGGCGCAGGATCAGATGCGCCAGATATTACTGGTACGGTTGCGCTTTTCTCTAATGCCGGGACTACTAATGTGGCGATACGAGATAGCGTGAACAATGTAGAGATGATGCATTATGTAGATTCATCACAGGGGATTATTGGGATGGCTACTAACCATCCCCTTTATATAAGAACGAATAATACCGATGCAATATCGATTGATACCTCTGGCAATTTCGTTATCGGCAACTCCACCGCTAACGGCAAGCTCGATGTCTGGAATGGCAATCTTACTTTGAGCGATAGTGATGTTGCTCATGGTATGACTGATTGGGCAGCAACTACAGTTTACGGGAAAATAGGTCCTCAGGACGCAAATGCCGGGGGGTTGGCGATTACAGGCTTGTCAGATGCACCTGGTTCACATGGACTAGTGTTTACTGGACTCATAGGTGATGCTGACCCGACCGATACGATAGCTGCCACGCTTTTTCAGTCCGCTAGAAAGAGTGGGACTACCTGGGCTGCATTAGCTGCAACTGAAACGGCTTATCAATTCAAAAATTATACTACCGCATTACTCACGATCATGGGTGACGGCACCCTTGGAATCATCAAATCCCTCGACACCACGATGGCCGGCAACGACACTGTTGGAACGGGTGGAATCCTTCGTTACCGTGGCGATGGTGCTGGGAGCGGTGCGTGGTGGGAAATCAGGGCCGGTGCAGATAAGCGGTTTGCGATTGATACTTATGGTCCTGATGGATATACTGAACGATTTTGTATTCTTCCTAGCTATGGAAACATAGGATTAAACACCACGTCCTTTGGAACATCAGCCGCTAAAGTCCTTGCTCTTGGTGCTGGTACTGCCCCCACTACTTCCCCTGCTGATGTTGCACAGACATGGGTTGCTGATTATAATGGAACTGCTGGTGACGCAAGATTTTTCTTCATGGGGGAGTCTTCTGCTAATAAAAAATCTGCCCTTGGAAGCGGTACTATTTCTGTTGTTGGAACTGCTGGTGGATATACAAGACAACTTTCGGAAGCTACGGCTACGCTTTCGGGTGCTTCTACGACTATCCAGGTAAACATTCCTGCAACATCTAGGATTATTGGGTGCCAACTTCGCGTTGACACGGCAATTACGTCTGGAGATGGCGCGACAAGCTGGGCGGCAGCGTACAGTGGTGGTGCTAGTGATGCCATTGCTTCTGGACAGGCATTTACAAAGAACACAAAGGTTAATTCTCTTGTTACTGCTACGATAACCTCTGAGGCTGATATTGTAATAACTCCAAATAGTGGTACTTTCAACGCTGGCGTAATTAGGGCAATAGTGTATTATGAAACTTTTGACACTATGGCAGATGCTGCGTAACATATCGGTAGGAGTGATATAATGGCTTCTTTTAATGGTCAGACAGCGGAATCAATGAGAGTTGGTAGCGACCTTTCCAACCTTTTTAGTATAGATTCAAGTGGGGTTGTAACCTTAACGGGAACGTCAAAGCGTCATTTGTCCGTTCGTCCACAGACAAGTTATTCTTCTATTATCGGTCAAGGAAAGCCGACTGCCGTTTCACTAGGGGCCTATACAGGATTTTCTTTACCTGTTTACAATAGCGATAGCGAGGAGTTGTTCTTCAAGGTTTCCTCTGTTCCGGGCCGGTGGGATGGTGCATCGGACATAGTGTTTTCCGCAAGGTGTGCTTTGGCCGGGGCTGAGGATGTAGGCGACAAGTTCCAGTTACAACTTTCGTGGGCAAACAAGGCTTGTACTTCGGGAGTTATCTCGTCATCCACGACTGACGTACCAGTGGAGACAACGGTTCTTGCGGATAGAGCGGCACAGTATTCCGTTTATAATGTCGAATTTACGATTGACTGGGATGGACCAAACCCAGATATTGCTGTTGGGGATGAACTAGCTTTTAGGCTTCGTCAAATTGCGGCAAGTGGTAGTCAGGTATCGAATGAGATCATTGTTTGTTCGGTGCTTGTTACTTATCAAGTGGATAAAATGTTTAAGGTTTAGGAGGTTAAAATGGAAACTACTTACACCCCGTTTATTTATGAATATGGTTCGCATCCGATGGTTACTCATGCGAAGCTGGATAAGATTATTATGTCAGAAAGCGATGTGACATTGTCATTCTTTGAGGGCTACATGGTACTTGACGGTGAACAGGAACAGTTTAGACCTATCGGGTCTGACCATGTTTCTATCCCCGGCAAAGACTTTGAGGATGTGTTTAATTCTAATGTGGTAATGGCTATCACGGCCAATAAAAACACAAAATCTAGTGCCGTAGAAGAATCTGTCATAGAAGAATCTATTGTATGATTTATATTTACAAGTTTCACAGGTGTAGAGTTACCAATGAACCTTGTGATAGGAGCCAGAAGGAATGTCCAAATGGTGCTGGAACAATTCTTCCTTGGTGCAAATATTTTTACACTGAGAAAAAAGAAAATTACGAAGAAAGGATAATAGGTGATAATCATGTTCGGTCTTGATACTATTGTGACGATTCTTGGTGGGTTTGGTGGAGCATTGGCACGGCTAATTCCAGAAATTATGAAATTCTTTGATGCCAAGAATGAACGGGCGCATGAACTAGCAATGCAAGACAAGCAGATTGAGTTCCAACGCATTTCTGGCGCGCAGAAAATGGATGAAATCCGGGCGCAAGGTGAAAATGCTTGGAACGAAGGAACTATGGAGGCACTAGCTGAGGCCATTAAGGGTCAGGATGCTATTCTTCCCATGCCCGGTGGACGATGGGGAAATTTATTTACCACAATGGCTAATGTAGCAAGTAAGATGATGCGCCCACTTATTACTATTCAGTGGGTTATCATTTTATATCCATCGGTAATTGTTGCCACCTTTGTTCTTTCAGTGATGGGGGGATCTGAACCGCTATCCGTCTTGAAACAAGTGTTTGGTGTCGAAGAAAAGGCAATCGTCTCGATGATTCTTGGGTTTTGGTTTGTTGATCGTGTGTTAAAGTCTAAAGAATAGTATTAGACATGAAGAACGATCTTGCTACTGCCCTAGCGGTTGCTATCTCCATTGCAAAACCATTTGAAGGTTTACGGCTCAAGAAATACCTTTGCCCCGCTGGATTCCCAACGATAGGATATGGTCATAGGTGTAGTGATAGCCAGGTGCCGATTACGATAGGACAAGCAGAAGACTTGTTACGGTTAGATATGTCCAAGGCATTGTGTGACACTATGCGATTATGCCCACGGTTGGTATTATACCCCAAAGAATTGGGGGCCATTGCGGACTTTACCTACAATCTAGGTGCTGGTCGGTTACAAGCCTCTACCTTGCGTCGTAGGATTGGCCAGGGTAATTGGGCTTTGGCTAGGACGGAGTTATTGAAGTGGGTCCGTGGTGGTGGAAGGGTTTTGCCCGGCCTTGTTGCTAGGCGGAGGGTAGAGGGAAATTATTTTAATCCGATGCTAAAATAATTCTTGACAATATAATAAAACGGATTTAATGTTCGGACAACGAGACAACGTTAGAACAATAAACCATAGAACAGGAGAATCAAAATGAGTACACTTGCTATCTTTTTTGTCGGGTTTATCGTTGGAATTTTTGTCACCATCTTCTCCATCGGAATATCACAGATTCTCAAGGATTTTCTCTACCACAAAAATCGCCTTTCTTAAAATTGCTTTATACCTACCAATAAAGAAAGGAGAACTATTATCAGAAATTTACTTGATTCGTCAATATGCCCGAATTTTAGTCCCTCATTCAATAATACTGAATGTGACTATTACCAATATGCCGAGGATAGCAACATGGAAGTTGTCCACGGGGAATGTGGATTTTGCAAACGCCCCGGAGCATATAGGTGTATAGCCGATATTACCCGCATTATTCCCCAATCTCATTCATCAGTCGGAACATTTCTATCCTGTCACTATCTCTATTATCTCCAGAAAATCCTTGGCATTGAAGTCCGACCACCGTTTTTATCCAACGCACTTAAAGCTGGTAAGCTATGGGATTGCCAGAAACAGTTTCATCTAGGAGTCAAGGAAATCCACGACCACGGAGTAGTGTATAAAAACGCATGGGATGTGATTAACCATTACGAAATCGATCCTATGGTGGTAGCAAAGGTTCGGGC